TGAATTTGACGTAGGAGTCATTCTCCTGGATCGCCCCGGTCTGCGCGGTCGCCGATGACGGATAGTACCAAGTGATTTCATCGAGGCCTGCGTTCGTCCCGCAGCGGATCTTGTGGAGCAGATTGAGGTTCAGATTTTGAAACACAACGTCCCAGACTTCGCACGGCAGCGGCGTCACCTGACCGCTGGTGAAGACCCAGAAGCGGTCCTGCGACATCCAGAACACTTGCGTTCCGCAGACCGCGACCGCTTTCTTTGAGATCAAGCCGCATTCCTGGGCGATCTCGCTGAATCCCCACACATCGGGGTAGCCAATGTAGGTCATCAGCCACAGGCCGATGTCGGTCCACAGCATCGCCTGCATCGGCGTCTGCATAGCGCCGACGATCTTCGATCCGCGCGCAAGCCGGAAGCTGCCCGCCTGATTGCTCACCGCCGCTGTCCAGTCGTGGTAGTCGGCGTTGTCGCACCACCGGATCAGCATCGGGTCTTGCACCGATGTCGAGCCGGTCGAGGCGCCGTAGGCGACCAATTGCTGCTGCGGCATCGCCAGGAAGAAGCCGGTGGCGACGACCGGCGCTTCGGGGATGATGACCGCAGCCCCGCTGCTGGTGATGGGCCAGTCGTACAACCCCCCGCCTTCGGGCTGAGCGATCAGATCCTGGCCGAAATTGACCAAGCACCAGTCGGTCGATGTTGCAAAGCCAGTCGGCGTGATGGTGGTGGTGCGCCCGTTCTGGACGACGAAGAGGCCCTGATCGCCGCCGCAGGCGAGACGCAAGAGCCCGGTGAAATCAGCCCACGGCCATAGCTCGCGGATCGGCCCGGCCAGCGGCGGCGGGGAGATGTTGATCGGCGGAGGACCGACGGAGACGTAGTTGAACTTCTTCCAGCCAGCATACTTCTCGGGCAAGCCGTCGCGCCACCGGATGAGATTGGACTGGACAACGCCCGCCTGGAGCAAGAGCGGCGTCTGCTCGGCGCGAACTCCCGGCAGAAGCTTGACGGTCTGGAAGGGCATCAGTCGAGCACCTCAAAGAACCCGACGAAGAAGTAGCCATCAGGCAGGAGCACGAGGCCAAACCGGCGCCCGCGCCAAGGGACCGACATCGTCCAGTACATCATGTCGGCCCCGGCGTTCCAGGCCGCGCTGGCATCGGCGGCGACTCGGTGGTGAGCGACATCCAGCCGTGGAACTTCTTCCGCACCTCCTCGCCCTGTGCGCTGTTGAGTAGGGCGTCGTACTCGGTCTTCCACGACAGCGCCGAACGCGGGTCGTCCGACTGCGCTCCCCAGTTATGCTGGTAGGCGGTTCCGCCGATCATGGTCGAGGCCAGGAACAGGTCAGGCAGATAAACCGATAGCCACGTCCCATTGACCGACAGCGGATCATAAAGCGGGAGCGGCCTGAACTTGCCGACAACTTCGGCGGTGTAGGCGTCATCAGGGAACGGCCCGAGCAGCACCGTGACATCATCGAGCATGGCGAAATATTCAGGCACGCCGGGCCTTGTGGGCGAGCCATACACCGCATCCAGCCATTCTTTTGAGACTGCTGCCACCGGCATACGCTCGCCCAAATCAGGGTTGGTCTGGGTCGCTGGGGTGACGATGTTGATGTCTTCCAAGACGATGAGATACGGCGCGAGGCCAGACAGGTCCAGTGTCCGCGACCCCATGGTCAGCGGCGTCGTCTGCCGATTGGTGGCATAGAGAAGGTCGAGATCGCGATAGCAGCGCTGCTCGCCCTGATCGATCAAGGTCTGCAAGATGGCCTGGAACTGCGGATCGGTGGGGTCATTGTTTGGGACCGCCATCTCAGTCGCGAGCGCAGTTTGAAATTCCGCGTATGTGTAGCCCATGCTTCGCCCTCAACCTTGGCCCGGCGGGAAGGGCTCCCGAGGCTGGCCCGGCGGGAAAGAACCGCGAGGTCGCCCTGGCGGGAACGGTTGCCAGGATTGCCCTGGCGGAAAAGATTCGCGTGCTGCGCTCGTCCCGGATGATACCACACGCGCCGGGCCTGTCTCAGGAATCCCTTGCCTCGTGGTCTGCGGTCTGACGATGATCGAGATCGCATCTGGGTCTTCGGTGTAGGCGAGGACGGCACTGACGACGGCGCCCGCGTTCGCGATGGTGATGCTGAAGGCGTCCGGTGCTTCCGTATAAGCCAGAGTCGCGAGGTTCTGGCTTGAGGCGTTGATCGAGATTGCATCGGGCGGTTCAGTGTAGGCGACGATTGCGATGTTCTGATCAGTCGCGTTGATAAGAATCGCGTCTGGCGGCTCGGTGTAGGCTAGGCTCGCCGCATTGGCATTTGTGGCGGTGATCGCGACGGCGTCGGGATCTTCGGTATAGGCGAGCGTGGCCACATTGGCGGCAGGCGCCAACGTGCCGACTGGGTAACCGCCCGGCCCGAGACGAGTGGCGGCCGTCATGTCACATCACCGAAAAAGTGTCGCCGACTTGGGGCGTATCCGTCAGCGCCGCGACCACAAACGTCGGGGTCGGGCCGCCCGTGCTCGATGTTATGGGCGAGGCTTGACCGCGAAGGTTGGCGGTCGTCGTCGCCGGGTCGAACACGATTGAACGCGGGCCGCTCTTGCCGACGATTGAGAACGCGCTCGTCGTGATCGAGGTCGTCGTTGCGCCAGATCCCACCGTGCCCCGCCCGATAGTCGGCACCGTGTACTGTAGGTTGGACATCGCCTTGAGCAGCGCCCCGACGCTGGCCGCTGTGGAGAAGTCACTTCCCGCGAGGAGATCCTGCCAGACCGCTGTCGCGATGGCCGCTGCTGAAATGTTATGATCAACTGGCGGTGTAATTGCCCAACCAGTATTGCTCCCAAGATCTAAGACATTATCCGCCGTAAACGTCGCCCCGCCTGATGCTGAAACGTCACTCAAACAACCCCACGTCAAGCTACACGATCCACTCGGCACGGACAATACTGTCTGCCCATTAGGACCATTCGACAGTATAGAGATTGGGGCGGCTGGTGTCCCTATAAAAGTAAACGCAGTGTTGATAGTCGTTGTAGTACCCGGCGGAAACATCAATACCCACCCGGCCCCAACACTTAATGACGAGAATATATTTGCTCCAGTGAAACTAAGTATATTTTTGTTAGTAACCTGATTAAGAGTCAATCCGTTATAAGTCAGGCCACCTCCAATAAAATTCCACCCGCCAACAATGTTAGGGTTCGGCGCGAGAACAACAATATTTGCTGCATTTTTGGTCAGTGTTAATGACGCGGTAACATTCCATACAGAACCGTTGATGTTTAAGTTGCCCCCCAAAGTTACTAGGCCACCAAGAAGTAGGCTTCTCGTTAAGGCGCCGGTCGATACAACCCCATTGGCAGTAATGGCGTGCGCGGCCCCACCGTCGTAAGCATCCCATATTCCAGTCGTAACTGTAAGTGGGCTACCGTTAACCGCATTTACATTAAGATCATCCTTTTGCTGAACTGTTCCACCTGCGCCGTTCAACGTGAGTGCAGCGAACTTCTTGCCCGCGCTGGTCAACTGCGCCACGCCGGAAGTACTGGTGAACGTGAATAGCGAAGAGGTGCTCAACGGGCTGTAGGTCATCCCAGGGCTGAACCGGAGCGCGCTCGCGCCGGTCCCGGTGATCGTCACGGTGAAGGCGTTGTGAACAAGCGTCCCAGCGAAATTGCCGGTGCCGCCTTGGCAGTCCAGCCCGAGGAGCGAGATGGCTGCGTTGATCGTGCACTGCTGCGACGAGCCGCCGTCGAGGATCGCGAGGTCGCCAGTCGTCGGCTGGCCTGTGGGAGAGCCTCCCGAGGACGTGGCCCAATTGACCGAGGCCATGTTGGCCGGGGCGGCGGCGACCCAAAACCAAGTGGCCATCAGACCCTTCCTATGGCGAGGTGATCGCGCCCGAGTTCACAGAGACGGGAATGCCGGTCGAGAATGCCGTCGTGCTGACGGTGATGTTTGTCCCCGAAGTGCCGACGGTCAGACCGGAAACGATGGTGTTCCCGGCGCTGTCGCGAAACTCCGCGAGCGCCGCCGTGCCATTGGCCGATGGCGTCGCGGTCAGAGGAACGCCGAGCATGGTCGCGACTTTGGAGGCGATGCTGACCGAGGGTTTCGGCAGGGGAACCGTCGCTAGCACCCCGGTCGCCCCCGATAAGCTCGCCGTGCCGATGACAAGTTGGCCGAAGCCTGCGCCACCATCGACCGACTGGCCAGAGACGGCGGCAGTGAAAGTCGCGGCCAACCTCGCATTGGCGGTCGCAGTCGCGTAGCCGATCGTCATTCCTTCGCCTCCTGCAACTCTTCAATCGATTTGGACGTTTCGTTTGGAGGCAGCGCATCCACATGCCCAGCCGCGTAGAGGTTGGTGACATAGACAAAGTCACGGATCGCCCGCGTGAGCAGCTTGAAATTGCTCTTGTCGAACTCACGCGCGACGCCGTCGATATCGCTGACGATCGCCGTAGCGGCGCCCAGTGGGAAAGCGTTGCCATCATAGGAGAGAGAGGTCGCCAGGGCGTTGATGTTGTCAGTGTGGGGCGCGACGGCGGGATAGGTGCCTGACAGCGACCCTGCGCCACTCAAGAACTGGATCGTCAGCCCGCCGTTGAGGTAGGCCTGCGCCTCCTGCTGCTTTGTCGGCGGCGGCGGCGCGTAGGGGTTCGGCGTGTTCCCGGCCGCGAGCCACGCCTGATAGTGCTGCCAATCGAGATTGTCGGCGTGATCCGGGATATGCGCGCCGTCGATGTCGCGGATGACGATCGTCGGTTGCTTGGTCAGGGTGTAGGTCGTGTCTGGCGGGATCGATTTCATCTCAGATCTCCGCGCTGAGCGCCACAAACGCCGACGAGCCAGCCGACCCGCCCGTATTGGTTATGTTCGCGGTGATTTCTAACCCGACCGTAGTCGCTGTATCGACGGCAAGCCCATTGGAGTTGTAATAGACGATGCTGCTGAAGGTGACCGTTGGAACCGCGCGCATCGGCACCGCGAACTGCATCGAATCGACAATCGATTCGCCGCTATTGCCCGACCCTCCGACAGCGAACGGTATCCCCGCAGCGTAATACCGCTGGCAACGAGCCAGCCGCACCACGACCGGATCGTAAACGAACGGCGTCGCGGCGCTGCCCAACTCTAGCTTGACGCCGGTCACATAGAACTTCGCGCCATTGTTGCCGATGATCCCCGCCGCCCCGGTCTGGCCGGTGAAGTCCCCCGCCGTCCAGGCGTTGATGGTGCTCGTACGATTGCCAGCGCCCGACCCGAGATCGAAGATCAGGAATAGCTGCGCGTTCAGGCCATTGTTGACCCACGATCCAGCCGTGTCGCCGGGCACGAGGATCGTGACCTTGGTCGGCGTGTTGGCGACGAGCGGGAATGTAAAGACGAAGCTTCGATTGTTCGCGCCGTTGTTGAAAGCGCCAGAGAAGGTGCCGCTGAGGCTGGCGCACGCCCAGAACGACAGCGCCACCGGCTGGGCGGCCGACGAGCCCCAGTTGAACCCGTTGAGCGTGACGCCTTCCAGCGCCTGCTGGAGCGCGAAATAGTCGGACGACCCGGCGGCGGTGGCCGAGGTGCACTGCGCGCCGAGGAAGTGATGGAAGCCGGTCGGAGGCGCGAGGCCGTTATAGTTTTGCCCCATGCTGTAGCGCGAGGCGGTCGCGTAGCCGAACCAGCGATCAACAACACAGATGCTGCCGCTCGGCACCGCTGCGCCGCCAGAGATGCCGCGCTGGTTGATCGACATGTCGCCGTTATCGACAAGGTTAGCGCCGCCGCCTGCGCCCCCGCCTGCATGGGCATCGACATACTGCTTGGTCGCGGCGCCGAGCGCCGCTGTCGGATCGGCCGCCAGGGTCAAGGCTCCGCTCATCGACCCGCCGGTCAGCGGCAGATAGGCGCCGAGGGTCGCGTTCCAGTCGGTGATGTCGCCGTGGGTCAGGTGGCTCCAGGCCGCGCTCTTGCGCGCGTACGCGGTGCCGTCGTTCGGCGCGTCTGGGATGCCAGCCCCCGTGGCGACCACCGTCCAGCCCAAGCTCTGACGGCCATACTGCTGGCCATCGTTGGGCGCCTCGGGGATGCCGCCGCCACCGGGAACAACCGCCCAGGCGGCGCTCTTGCGCCCGTACAACTGCCCGTCTGTCGGCGCCTCTGGAATACCTCCGCCGCCACCGCCCCCGGCGATTGCCGCCCACTGCGCCGGATTGAACGCCCCGGCCGTAACGGGCGCGATGGCGCGATACAGATTGCCGCTGTAGATAACGTGGTCGCCCACAGCGTAATTTGCGAGGACGTTCCAGAATCGCACCGCGACCAGATCCAGTGGAAGCTGGGCGGCGTTGATCACGCCGAGCGCATTGTCGGCCCAGTTGACGTAGAGTTCGCCGGGCTGGCGCGTCGCGGCAGTCGGTCGTACGCCCGTGACCGAGTACCTTAAGACCTGGACCCGGTTCATCCTACGCCACCCTCACCATTAAGACCGAGCCGTTCCGATACACCCCGCCAATCACCACCCCGGCGGTAGCAGCAGCCGCGTCATTCACCGCATTGATTGGCAATGGTGAGAATTGGAACGGCTGGGGAACCCCATAAGCATAGCTCACGATGACGATGTCGCCGGGGACTACCGAATAGACCGGGTCGCTCCAGGTGATCGTGTTCCCCGATACGCTGAACGATGGCGGGACCGACTTGTCAGAGAACGCTCGCCCATTGACGTAGACAATTGTCATCGCCCCGTTTGGCGCGAGCGCCAGTGGAGGCAAGACATTGGCCGTCGCAATCGCCAGAGATTGCGTGATAATCTGGCTCTGATTGACGTTGGTGGTAATCGTCGTCTTGGTCAGGCCGTAGATGTCGAAGACCACGACATCGCCATCCCCCACGATTACCACCGGGTCGGTGCCGAACGGGGTTAGAAGGGTGACCGAGTTTGCGAAAAGATTGACGGTATACTGTCCGATGCCGGTGCCATCGTCCTGGACGAGGCGGATGCCGCCGACCGTCACCTGGAGCGCGTTCGCATCGGTCAAGGCCCATTGGTTGCCGTAGTGATCCGGCGTGTTCAGCGAGAAGATCGTCTGGCCGATCGTCGCCGGATAGACCAACTGGATCGTCTTGTTGATATAGACAGGGGCCTGACCAGATTTGCTGATGTAGCCGACCGTCGTGCGGCAAGTGATGCCGTTCTGGACGATAGGCGACATCTCGTCGCCGAACAGCGCCCCGGAGATCGGAAGCTCCGAGATCGGCTCCTCAAGCTCGACCGGCGGCGGCGTGCCGGGAAGGAGGAGATCGGTCTGGCGGGTCGAGGTCGAGAGCCGCAAATTGGCCCTTTGGAACGGACCCTTCCAGGCTGACGGCTTCTCGCTGAAGTCGTTCATGGCTCGATCTCCAGCGGCGTCCCCGGTTGCCAGTTGATGCTGGGGTCACGCTCCGTCGCGATGGCGGCGCGCTGCGGCGGCGTTGGCCGGGGATCAATCCCGAGGTGCCTGACCGGCACCGGATAGAGATATCGCTCTGGCCTGGGGTTCTGGATCGGCACCGGGTCGGGCGGCATCAGCCGCGCCTTAAGCTGCGGGTTCGGCCGGTCGAGGCATTGATCGCAGACGAGGAACCCCTTGTTGATGATCTGGGTGCCCGCCCACTCGCGCTGCCACTTGAGCCTGTCGTGGTTGTACCAAAAGCGGCAGTTATCGCAGACGGCGAACGCGCGCGGATTGTTCGGGTTGGTGACCGCCCTCCCAGACTGCGAAGCCCAACCCATGACGGCGCCTCCTCATCGTGCGGAATAGAACTCGATCATCGGCGAGATGAAGATCGGCGCGTTCTCTTTGTCGCGCGCGGCGGCGAAGGCGTAGGCGCGCTCGGCCTGGGTGGCGCGCTTGTCCTCCAAGGCGGGCGCGTAGTGCGTCGCGAGGCGCGCCGCCATCCCCGCGCAGGCCGCATCGAGCCAGCGATAGGGCGCTTCGAAGTTGCCCGCATTGCGCAGCGTCGCGTCCATCTGCTGGCGGTAGCGGGTGAAGTGCAGATTGTAGGCCTGCTCGGGCACTGGCCACAGGGTGATCGTCGGGCTGATCAGGATGTCGAACCAGTAGACGGTCGGCCGCCCAGGCTGGCTCTTGTTCGGGTAGGCCATGTATTCGGTGCGGGAGATCGAGGTCAGCAGGATCTCGGTTTCGTTCGGCGGGTCGCCCCGGCCGAGGGTCACCTCCAGGATGGCGATCGTTGAGGGATCGACGGGGTAGGTCGCGTATTCAGGCTGAGTGATGGTCGTCTGCTCATCGACCGTCCACAGGTTCGGGCCTCGATTGCTCCACTCGACTTGCATCAGATTGGCTTCTTGCGCGGCCATCTGGAGCATCGGGGTCTTGACCATCGGCCCCCGGATCTGGATGCGACTCAAGGCGTTGAGCACGACTTCGCCGACGCTGGGCGCGAAGTCGAATGTGTTAGTAAGACTTAGGTCGGCCATCGGGCATTTCCTGCGGCAAGGCCAGCATCTGGGTTGGCGGCATCTTCGCGACCTGGGTCGTACGATGAGCCTCGTACTGAGTGAACACAACTCGCACCGAGGTCGCTCCAGCGAGAAGCTGCACCCTAGCCCAGATTGGCGATGTCGGGATGTCGAAGGTCGTACTGACCAGCGCGGCCTGCGCAACGGCCGGGATCAGCGAGTTGTCCCAGGCGGCTGAGAAAGAACTGAAGCCAACCGAGGGAGTGACCGCGAATGGCGTGTCGCCGAAGTTGACCGTGACCGAGGGTCGGGAAGCGCCATCGACAGCAATGCCGATAAAATACGGAGCCGTCGTTACGCCAGCAAAACTCCAGCCGCCCACTCCAGCCGCCGGGTTTGCTGTTGCGCTCCCGTTCCAGTTGAATGGCCCGCGCGTACCGTTCCGCACCCAAACCAGTTTCGCGCCAAAGTCGATCTCTAACGCGATGATGTCGCCTGGGAGGACGCTCCCAGGGAACGAACCTATAAGGCCGCTTACTTTGGCAAACACTAGCCCCGACCCGGTGCTCCAGGTAACAGCCATGCTATTGGCGTCGCCCATGTTCCCGCTGTTCAGAACCCACGCCGCAGTGGCAATGCCCATGAATAGTTCACTTGACTGAATATTTGCGCCGACAGCGAACTCAAAGTGTCTCCTGCCTGTGTAACTATTCGTTGACCGCACCCCGCCAGCGTTAAATCCAGCTACCGTTTGGGTGACGGTCAGATTGTTGTTACTCAAGGTCACGCTATTTTTATCTGCCGGGTTCAGCGTGGTGGGGGCTGTGAAGGGCGGCAGGAGCGCGTTAAAGAACGTGTCGTTCGGATCGTCAAAGGTATAGTCGATCTGGTAGCAAGCGACGCCTCCCGGCCCGCTCTCGATCACCGCAGCCACAGCGAGCGCGGCGCCGTGATACTGGTCAAGGCGGATGTAGGCCACCGGGCTCGCCGACGTGACCCTGGCGACCGTAGGGCGCACGGCGTTAGGCCTCGACTACGTTGTACTGGGTCACCACCATCCTGACCGATCCGGTCCCGCTATTGAGGATGATCCGCATCCACAGCGGCGCCGTCGGGATCGAGAAGGTGATGCCCGCCGAGCCGCCGATCGCGCCCGCTGGGATGAGCGAAGTGTCCCAAAACATACTCCCGAGCGGGAGCGGGTTGATGAGCGAATCCGGTCCCTCATCGAAGCTGTGCTGAACGGTGAAGTTGGCCGTTCCGATCACGGCGACCTGGACGCCGAGCGGCGGATCGGCCCACTCATCGAGCCGGATCATGTTGCTGGTCAGCGGCGGCGTGCCTGGGCCGACGACTACGGTGATCGGACGCATGTCAGCCTCATATGAAATCGCCGCCGCCCCATTGCGGAACGGCGGCGCCTGATGGTTTCAGCGAAAAGAACCCCTGTCGGCTTGAGGCAGAGGGGAGAAAGTTAAATCAGGGTTCCTTTTCGCCTTCGCCCATGAGTGACGTTCCTTTCGGCTTCGATGGCGCCTCGGGATAGGTTGTCGGTTTGAGATCGGCCTTGCCTGCCACGCCGCCGTGCCTGCGGCCTGCGCGGCCCATGCTCGGCTTGGCGCTGCCGCCAGAGATCGCTCCACCGGCCGCCTTCTCCTCGCGCCCCTCCTCGGGGTCGCCCTCGTGTTCCTTGAACGCCTCGGGGAGGCGACCGCCGCGCTTGCGGAACAGCGGGCCGCTGCCGCGCTTCAGGCTCGCATCGGGGCTGTTGGGCGAATGCTTGTTGCCCTTGAAGATCTTGAGCGGGACGGAGCCCTTGCCAGCGTAGACGACGCCGCCTCTGGCCCTGCACTCGCGATCGGATTCGCCTCGCATAAAAGCCTCCTTTAAACCGTCGCCACGCCGGTCAGCGGCCCCGGATTGATCACGGTCGCGAGCGCCACTTGCAGCGGGTTGAGCCTCTGGTCAATCGCCAGCACCAGCGTGCCGTTGAAGGCCGCCATCGGCGTGCCGGGCGTCGAGCCAGCAGGCCCTGCGACGCCAACCTGAATAGCGCCGCGCGGGTCGCCGGTCGATGCCCCACCCGGTGGCGCAATGCCTACCGGCGGATTGGTCAGATCGGCCGGAATGATGATGTAGTTGGTGCCTGCCACCGCCGCCGTGCCGCCGAGCGCGACGGCGACGATGCTGCTGGAGTCCATGACCGACATCGGCAGGCCGATGATGTCGCTCGTGTTCACGGTGTAGTTGTGGGCGTCCGACGTTCTCGGAGTGACCGAGATGATCATGTCGTAGGTTTTCTTGCTGTAGGTCGTCGTCGCGCCAACCGGCCCCACGATTGTCTCGGTCTGGATCGAACCGAAAGCGCCGATGCCGACGACATCGAAGAGGGTCGCCACGCCTGACGCTGAGCCGAGGATGCCGATGCCGCGCGTGTTGCCAGCCTCGGGGATCAGGATGCGCGCGGAACCGGCCGACGCCATCGAGGAGATCGAACTGGGCGGGCCAGACGCGCCATAGAGGTTCGGGTTGTAGCGGTTGGTGAGCGCGATCTGGCCGGTGACGGCGGCGGCTGGCGCCGGGCTCACCGTGATCGTGCCGACGCCGATCGCCGTGATCTGCGCCATGCGCGCCGCGCCAGCGGCGCCGCCGTTCAAGAGGCAGACCCACTGCCCGACCTGATAACGCCATGTGTTCGCGGCCACACTCGGGGCTGCGAGGGTCAGGACGCCAGTCGTGGCGAAGGTTGCGGTGTCGATGCCGCTGTCGATCGCGACGCCCGTCGTCGGGACGCCGCCCACAGTCACCGGGACGCCGGGGGAACGGCCAGCCGCATAGGTCGCGAGCAGCGGCAGCGGCACGCCCGCCACCGCCGGTCCAGCAACACTCAGAGCGCCAGCGCTCGCGGCGAGGATGGCGTTGACCGTCCTGATCGGGGAGGCGGCATAGATCGCCGAAATCGAGCCAGGGCCAGTCCGGTCTTTGCTCGCCGGGCCGCCAGAGCAAGGGATCGCCGATCCGGCCCAGAAGATCGATGGACCGATCTCGTCGGAATATTCACGCGGGCCGCCAGCGTTCACGCCGCCATATTGCGCCGTAGGAACAGCCGTGTTCTGCCCCCCGGCCAAACCACCGAGGGCGATAACCGGGCCAGTAAAGGTTTCCTTGGCCATCGTATTCCTCAGTTACTGGGTCGGGAACGAGCCCCAGATAGCACGCCAATCGTAGTATCCGAAACTATAGCGCTCGTAACCCTTCACAAGGAGGTTGTCGGTTGTGAAGTCTACTTGCATTGACATT